TGTATATCACCGAGCTTCTGAGTTTTGCTCTAATTCCTTCCATTTGGTTTGGAAAACTTGCACTTGTTTGTGCTATGACCCTTTGGGCCATTTTCTTGAGTTTGTTAGTGGTTGGATGGCCACTTTTATTAGTAAGTATCCTGCCAGTCCTAGACTGGTTTTTATTAATTCCCTTGATGGGTTTTCATTTGCACTTGCTGCTGTTTTCTGCAGTAGTAATGTTGATGTTCACTTTCAGGGTTTGGTTGAGGCGTGAAGTTGCTCTCATCAAAGAGATTGGTGAAGAACAAGCCTTATGGACCGAACGTGAATTCAGTTTTGGTAGAATAGTGGGGACGAGGTATTTTGTTACCACTCTGTTGTTGTCCAATTCCAGAGATTCAGGCAACCCCCTGTTGACCGTGGTCAAGGACAAAAAGATAGTTGAAGATCACCAATTGAATTTGTATGTTGTGTCTTCAGTACTATGGTCAAGATTTGTGTTGTCTGTTGACAAAGCAGTTCAATACAGCCCATTGGTGTGGCATTTGGCCATCCTGTGGGTGGTATTGAGGCTGGTCAACCAGGTCAAAGTTGGAATCTTAAACTTGTTTGTGCTGTGGAGGTTTTACATTGCTAGCATTTGGCTAGTTTTGGTTTCCTCCCCAACACAGTTTTGGTTTCTGTCCGGTTTACTTTATAAACTACTTGACTTTGTTGCTCAACTTTTCAACCCATTATTGTGGTTGTACATTAAATGGACTGCCACTTACTGGATGACCTGGTTTGCCAATGTATTGGTTGAAGGCGAATTTGTAAGTCGCAAATGGGCTAGAAGGGAGGGGTTTGCACCCGCCCGTGGTACAGGGAATGTAATTGGTGCTTTTTCTGGTTTTATGGCTCGTTTGTCCATTGTCATATCAGACATCGGATTGCCTTCCTACCTTCGTGGTAGTGTGGGCAGTTATAACAAAGGCACCATGGAAGACACCCTTGAAATGATGAAAGACCTTGGTTGGCCTATCAATGTTGAACTGCAGAACCCTTCCCATTTTGCGGAAAGAAGTGATTACTTTTCATGGGTGGTCACTGGGACCAATTGGCAACAGGGCATCCATTCCAGGAAAATGCAGGTTGACCACCTGCTGGACCCACTGCGTGTCAAAGCAGTGGAATTTCGAAGGTCAGAAGAGTATGTGACTGAAGGAAATGAACTTGAGTCATTATCCCGTTATTTTAAATCTCCCTCCTTCGATTTCCCTGACCTTGAGTTAGATGACGCATGGTTCCTGTTGGGTGACATATTTCGTCACTCCAGGCTAACACCCTTTAACTACATTATCAGGATGTGGGAAAAGAAACATGCTTTGGGAAGCTTTATGCGTGACCCAACACGACCTTGGAAGAAGCATTCAAGGAAAGATTTCATCAATTCAATAGGCTTCAAGGCCTTTAAGGAATTGTGGAGGTCCACCTTTGAAAAGGCTCCACTTATGACCCCTGTGGCTCATGTTTCAGTGAAAGGTGAAGCTTTGCCACCTAGGAAGTGGATGTTTGACAAGGTGCGCACTGTTATTGGTGTGCCTATTGGCAATTATATCATGTCAACCAT